GAGGAAAATACACTGCAGTAGCAGGTGGTCCTGCTTCTGATGGGGGCGGATCTGGAGGACCAAATCCGGGAGCAAGTCCTAATGATGCTGGTGTTAATGGAACAGCAAATAAAGGTGGTGGCGGTGGTGGTGCATCTAATACGGATAATGCCGCTAACGGAGGTTCAGGTGTGGTAATAATAAGGTACAAATTTCAATAGGTAAATTATGAGTGAAATAAAAGTAAATAAAATTAGTCCAAGAGCAGCGTGTGGCACAGTCACATTAGGAGATAGTGGAGATACATTCACAATTCCTGCAGGTGCAACAATTAATAACCAAGGAACGGCAACAAACTTTGGTGCTACAGGTTCTGCATCTTGGACAACAACAGTTAAAACATCAACTTTTACAGCAGTAGCTGGCGAAGGATATTTTGTAAATACAACAGGTGGAGCAGTAACAGTTAACTTACCCGCAGGAACTCCAGGAGCAGTTGTTGCAATAAAAGATTATGCAAATACTTTTGATACTAACCCTTGTACAGTAGCACCAAATGGTTCAGAAAAAATTGGTGGAGATAGCACTACTGATGGGACTTTAAAAGTAGAAGGTATTGCAGTAACAATAATTTATATAGATTCAACACGAGGTTGGTTAGTAACAGATTCAGGTTTACAAAGTGAATTACCAACAACACAATTTATAGCAGCTACAGGTGGAACAGAAAGCATTGATGGTAATTTTAAAATACACACTTTTACAGGACCAGGAACTTTTCAAGTTACTTGTGCAGGTGGACCAAGTGGATCTAGCGAAGTTTCTTATATGGTAGTAGCAGGTGGTGGATCTGGTGGTTATTCAGCAAATGGTGATGGTGGTGGTGGAGGCGGTGCTGGTGGATTTAGAGAAGGTAAAACTCCTCAATGCACTTACACATCAAGTCCAATAGCTTGTACATCAGGTTCTAATAATGGATTATCAGTTACAGCAACAAGTTATCCAATAACAGTCGGAGGAGGTGGTACAGCTACTGGTCAAGGAAATCCTCCAGGAAGTGGAAGCCCTTCAACTTTTGCAGGAAGCACAACAATAACTTCTGCTGGTGGTGGCGGTGGAGCTCAAGGAAACTGTGGAACATATAAAGCAGGTGTTGCAGGAGGTTCAGGCGGAGGTGGAGGAAATGGAGGAACAGCATTTGGAGGAAATGGAAACACACCTTCAGTAAGTCCAGCGCAAGGTTTTGCAGGTGGTGATGGATTAGAAGTAAATCATCCTCCAGGAAACTATTTTGGTGGTGGTGGCGGTGGAGCAACTGCAGTAGGTGTAGACGCAGCAAATCCTGGAAGTGGACCCGGCGGTGCTGGAGCAACAACTTCTATAAATGGTTCGGCGACAGCGTTTGCAGGTGGTGGTGGTGGTGCGTGTGTTTCACCTGTTAGAGGTGGAGCAAAAGCAACTGGTGGGGCAGGTGGTGGTGGTGATGCATCAAATCCAGGAACTCCAGGTACTAATGGAACAGTAAACACTGGTGGTGGTGCTGGTGCTGGATCTGGTGGAAATAATGGTGGAAATGGTGGTTCAGGAATAGTTATAATAAGGTATAAATTTCAATAGTTGAATGATAATTAAAATTAATATATAAGGAGAAACATTATGGCACATTTTGCAAAACTAGGAGCTAACGGTAAAGTTATTCAAGTATTAACTTTGAATAATTCTGATATGCTTAACGCTGATGGTGTTGAGGATGAATCAGTAGGTCAACAATATTTAGAAACACACAATAATTGGCCTGCACAAATGTGGATTCAAACTTCATACAATACATCTGGTGGTCAACATAGAAATGGTGGTACACCTTTTAGAGGAAACTACGCAGGTATAGGTTATACTTGGGACGAAGATGATCAAATCTTTTGGCCTAAAAAACCATATGCATCTTGGGTAAAACATAACGAATCAGTTTCTTGGAAATCACCAATCGGTGATGCTCCTGCATTAACAGCTGAACAAGAATCACAAAATACAGCAGACACTCACCAATGGAGCTACGTCTGGAATGAAGCAAATACAACTTGGGACTTGACAGATTCAAAAGCATAAATTAAAAATGGTGGTGGTATGCAGAAGAAAGTATTAACAGAGCAAGCATTATATTTTGGTGATGTGGCAATGCCTAAAGATTGGGACATTGACCGAGATAAATTATCAGGTGATATTTTACAATCAGTAATTCAAAAAAAAGATTTTCCATTTTCAAGGACTTGGGATATGTTAAATACATATATGCGAGATCACATTGGTCTTGAATATGGTGTTAATTTAATCAACAAAGAAACGTGGGGAAACATTTATAAACCCGGCGAGAATACAATACCTTTGTTAAATATAGATCCAGTCGATTTACGAAACTCTCCAGATTTTACATTACTCTATGGAGTAAAAGTTAAAGATTGTAATGTTCGAATACACTACGAAGATAACAGACGTAAAGGTAGATCTTGGGATATACCATTAACTAATAATCAATTTATTATGTTTCCATCTACTAATATGTATTATCTAACTAACAATCAAAAAGATAGTTTAAATTTCGTACAAACTATAACGTATGAATATATCTAATTATTATTGGTATTTTAGTGGTGTGCTTACACCAAAGTTTTGTGATGATGTAATAGCTTATGCAAATTCACAAAAAGAAGTTATGGCTAGAACAGGCGGCTATGGTGATAAAAAATTAAAAAAAGAAGAAATAAAAGATTTAAAAAGAAAAAGAAACTCTGATTTAGTTTGGTTAAATGATACTTGGATATATAAAGAATTACATCCATATGTTCATATGGCTAATAAAAATGCTGGTTGGAACTTTGATTGGGAAAGAAGTGAGTCTTGTCAATTTACAAAATATAAACACAACCAATACTATGATTGGCATTGTGATAGTTGGGATAAACCATATGACAGGAAAGATCCTAATAATCCAGAGCATGGCAGAATTCGAAAACTATCTATGACTTGTCAGTTAACAGATGGTTCAGAATACACAGGTGGTGAATTAGAATTTGACTTTAGAAACTATGATCCACATATGAGAGATGAAGCTAAACATTTAAAAAAAGCAAAAGAGATATTACCTAAAGGATCTATTATTGTGTTTCCTTCTTTTGTATGGCATAGAGTTAAACCAGTAACCGCTGGCACAAGATATAGTCTTGTTGTGTGGCATTTAGGAAAACCATTTAAATAATGTTTATTTACGAAGACACCATTAAAAAAGAAATATGTAATGATTTAATTAATTGTTATGAAAATACTAAAGAAAAAACAATTCAGGATGACAAGTATAGAAAAATGAGTGAAATATATTTAAACTGTGAAGACAAAAAATTAACTAATTATGCTTTAGCATTACATAGTATTTTACAAAAATATGTAAAAAAATATAAATATTTAGATACAGGACAAGAACCTTGGGGTATACATCCTATTTTAAAAATACAAAAATATAAACCAGGTGAGTCTTATTTTGGTTGGCACGCAGAATCTACAGGTTTTGAAAAAAATAATGAAAGAATTTTAGCATTTTCTACTTATTTAAATAATATTAAAAATGGTGGAGAAACTGAATTTTTTTATCAAAAACAAAAAATAAAACCAGAAACAGGAAAAACAATTTTATTTCCTCCTTTTTGGACACATGCTCATAGAGGTATTGTAACACAAGAAACTAAATATATAGTAACAGGATGGTATACTTATGTACATTAATAACTATTTTAACACGACCATTTGGTCAGAACAAAAACCAGAGTTTGTAAAATCTTTAAACAAAGCAAGTAACAAATATATTAAAGATGCAAGAAATAGAGAAAAGAAATTTATAAAAGAACACGGTGACTTTGGAAGATCATATCATTCAACACCACTTACGGCTGACAATGACTTTTTAGATTTTAGAAATTACATCGGTCAAAAGTCTTGGGAGTATTTAGATCATCAAGGTTTTGATATGCAACAATACACAACTATATTTAGTGAGATGTGGGTACAAGAGTTTGCTAAAAAAGGTGGTGGTCATCATTCAGCACATATACATTGGAATCAACACGTATCAGGTTTTTACTTTTTAAAGTGTAGTGATAAAACATCTTATCCAGTATTTCACGAACCGAGGACCGGGGCAAGAGCTACAAAATTAAAAATGAAACCAGACCTTAAAGGTGTCTGGGGTGGTACAGAACTTATACATTTTAAACCTACACCTGGAACTTTAATTATCTTTCCAGGATTTTTAGAGCACGAATATTCAGTAGACTTTGGACTGGAGCCTTTTAGATTTATACATTGGAATATACAAGCTGTACCGAAAGAAATGGCTAAAGATGTTTAAAAAGAAAAAATATACAGTTATCCGTCAAGCAATATCAAAAGACCTAGCAGCTTTTGTTGCAAATTATTTTATGATGCAGAAACAAGTTTATGATACTTGTAGACAGGCTAGATACTTTTCACCCTTTGAAAATATTATAGGTCACTATGAAGATGCTAACGAACAAATTCCAAATACATACTCTCAATATGCCAATATGGCTATGGAAACTTTATTACTTAAATGTCAACCGGAAATGGAAAAAGCAACAGGATTAAAATTATATCCAGCTTATACTTATGCAAGAATTTATAAAAAAGGTGATGAGCTTAAAAGACACAAAGATAGATTTAGTTGTGAGATATCTACTACTATGAATTTGGGTGGTGATGATTGGCCAATATATCTAGAACCATCTGGAAAAGAAGGTATGAAAGGTGTTAAAGTAGATTTAAAACCAGGAGATATGCTAGTTTATTCTGGCTGCGAGCTAGAGCATTGGAGAGAAAAATTTAAAGGTAAGGAATGCGTTCAAGTATTTCTTCATTATAACAACCGTAAAACACCTGGAGCGAAAGATAATATGTTTGACAAGCGTCCGCATTTAGGTCTTCCTTCTTGGTTTAAACGATGATATAATCTTTAGATGGGGGCAGTACACCACCACATACCTACTGCCTCCTTTTAAGGATTTTTATGAGTTTAGGATTTGACGCAATATCAGCATTACCATTCGCTACATCAGGACCCGATTCAGATGTACAAGTTTCCGTAGTAGGCAATAGTTTATCTATTACAATTGGTAGTGTAGGTATTATCGCAGATGCCGTTACAGAAAATGCAGATCCAAATAGACTTGCATTAGGCACAGGTACTTTAACTATTACAGC